CGCGTGAGAGCGGCGGGTCGGCCAAGAAGTGACCACTCCGCCGACCTGGGAGTCGTGGGCGCCGAAGCTCGACCCGCCGACGCCTGGCGGGCTGCCCCGCGAGCAGGCCGCCCTCATCGCGGCGGCCTGGTGGGACGACGACCCGCACGAGGCCGCCGCGCAGATGTGGGAGGCGTACGCCGCGATGTGCGACCCGGTGCTGTCCGTTTCGATGGTCAACACCGGGGCGCAGTCGGTGGCGTACGGGTCGGCGCGGCCGGTCGGCGAGTTCGGGCTGGCGATCGCGCGGGCCGAGTGGCACCGGTCGTTCACCACCAGCCGGTCAATCCCGGTCGAGAGAACGCCGAGGCGGGCCTGGCGGCGGTGGCCGCTGCCCGGCTGGTGGACGGTGGGCTAGATGCTGCTGCTGGCCCTCGATCAGGTGGAGCTGTGGCAACCCGGCGACGAGGACGGGCACGGCTGGCGCGAGCCGCCCGACGGCCGGCCTCGCTGGTCGGGGCAGGGGAACCTTCAGCTCAACCAGGGCGACTCTGACCCGACCATGACCGGGGGCGGCGGCCGGGGACCTCATCAGCCGGTCCGCCAAGCCGAGGGCCTCCTGTTCCTGCCCGAGGCGGCGGCGCCGGTTGAGGGCTGGTCGGCGCGGGTCCGCGGCGAGGTGTACGAGCTGTCGGAGGTCCGCCGGATCACTGACCCGACCGGCGGCGCGCTCGGCTGCTGGCTGGCTCGCGCGAAGCGGCGCAGCGATGGCTAGCGGCGCCGCGACGTTCACGGTCACCGACGCCCGAGCGCGGCGGTACGTCGTGAAGGATGACATCGCGGCGATCGCCGGGCGGCTCGCCTCCGACGCCCGCGCGAACACCCCTGTCCAGAGCGGCCGGATGGCCGCCGGGTGGCGGACGGTCCCCGGCCGCGATCCGGGGACGACGCTGGTCGTCAACGACGTGCCGTACGCGGTCTACGTGGAGCACGGCACGAAGAACATGCTCCCCCGCGCGCCGCTCGGGCGGGCGCTCGCCGCCGCGAGGTCCCGATGACCTCCCCCGTGATCGTCCAGCCGGACCTTGAGGCGCACGTGTGGGCTCAGCTCCGCGACCTCAAGGGCGTGACCTCGTTCGGGTACGCCGCGACCCAGCTCGACTCGTTCGGCTGGATCATGGCCCACTTCGTGCAGGTGGACGCCCGGCACAAGACCAAGCAGGCCGCCCGCGACCTCGCCGAGCTGGTCAGGCAGAGGCTCGTCGCGCTGCCGGGAGTCCCGTGGCCGGACGGGGCGGTCTGCTACCTGCAACCGGTCGAGGGGCCAGCGTGGCTCCCCGACGATGACGGCTCGCCGCGCTACACGGCGCGGTACGAGATCCGAGTCCATCCCCCCCGCGCGGCTACGGTTCGCGCGGACCCGTAGGAAGGAACCCCTGTCATGCCTCCAGATCCCCCAGTGTGGGCGCCCACCCTCAACCCCGGCGAAGTGCAGGTCGGCACCGCGAACGGGCCGGGTATCTACCTCGCCCCGGCGGGCACCGAGCCGCCCGACGACACCGAGGAGGACTGGGCGGCGCCGTGGCGCATCCTCGGCTACCTCAGCGACGACGGGCCGACGGTCGGGTCGTCCACCGACAGCGAGGACATCACCCCGTGGCAGTCGGTGGTCCCGCTCCGCTCGGTGATCACCGGCCGACAGGTCACGCTTCAGTTCGTGCTCTGGCAGCTCAACGCCATGACCCTCGGGCTGTACTTCGACGCACCCGAGCCCGCCACAGCCACCGACGGGTCGATCGACATGGAGCTGAGGACCGACGCGCCGCAGCGCATCCACGCCGTCGGGATCGACAGCGCCGACGCCGAGCGCACGTTCCGCATCGCATTCAGCCGGGCGTCGCTGTCGGCGGCCGGGGACATGCAGCTGACCCGAGGCGCGGCGGTGCCGCTCGATGTCACCCTGTCCGCGCTGGACGACGGCGGAATCCTCGGCTACGTCAAGCTCGGCCCGCGCGCCAGCGGCGCCGCCCCGCTCGACTCCAAGTCCGTCAAGGCCCGCGCCGAGACGGCGGCGTGACCGGGGCCAGCGCGAACCCGGAGGGCCTGTTCGACCTCGAAGCGGCGGCGGAAGCCGCAGCGGGCGAGGCCGGGTCGGACCTGTTCGAGTTCACGTACAAGGGCGCAACCTACGACATCCCGCCCGGCCGCGACTGGCCGGTCGGGGCGCTCACCGCCCTCGCGGCGGGCGACCTGGAGCGGGCATTGGCGGCGCTGCTCGGCGAATCCAACTACGTCGCGCTGATGGACGCCGGGCTCACCGTCGGGCAGCTCAACGCGCTGTTCACGGAGGTCGGCAAGAAGGCCGGATTCCCGAGCCTCCCAAATTCACCACAGCGGCGGCAGCGAAGTTCGACCCGGCGGTAGAGGCGGCGCTGATGGCCGCCTACGGGATCGACTGCCTGGACCCGGCGGTCACGCCCCGCCGGGTCGCGGTGCTGCTCTCGAACCTGCCGCCGTCGGCGCGCGGCGGCGGCGACCCGTGGAGCACCGAGGCCGAGCTGCTGGCGCTGCTGGTCGATCACGTCGCCGCGCTGACCTGGATCACCATGCGGGCGCACGGCGCGAAGCGTGCCCGCAAGCCGTCGCCGCTGCCCCGGCCGCCGCGCCGTGGCGTGCGCGCGTCGGCGCCGAGCGCCAGGGCTCCCGGCCCCGGTGAGGTCAAGGCCGGGTCGTGGGCGGACGCGGCGGCGCTGCTGGCCGGGATACCGGGGATGAAGTCCGGTGGCTAACTACAGCTACGGCGGGCTAGAGGTCCGGGTCACCGCCGACACCCGCGAGCTGACCGTCCAGATCCGCGACGCGGCAACCAAGTCGGGCACCGACGCGGCGAGCCACATCAGCTCGGCGATGTCAACCGGGCTGAAGGCCATCGGCGGGCTCGGGATGGCGGTCGGCAAGAGCGTGGCGACCGGGCTCACCGCCGCGACCGCCGCCGCGACGGCGTTCGGCGTCGAAAGCTTCAAGACCGCCGCCCGCGCCGGGGAGATGGACGCCTCGCTCCGCGCGCTGGCCAAGGCGAACGGCCTGTCGTACGAGGCGATGCAGCAGCAGGTCAGCTCTGTCCGCAAGCAGGGCATCGAGATGGGGGTGGCGCAAGGGCTCGTCGCGCAGTTCGCGCGAGGCCAGCTCGACCTCGGCAAGGCGACCGACCTCGCGAAGGTCGCGCAGGACGCGGCGGTGATCTCCGGGCGGAACAGCTCCGAAGTGCTCGATGACCTCGTGCACGGCATCATGACCCAGAACACGCAGGTCTTGAGAAATGCCGGGATCACGGTCAACGCGACGCAGGCGCAGGACGCCTACGCCAAGCAGCTCGGCAAGTCCCGCTCCCAGCTCACCGAGGCCGAGAAGTCACAGGCGGTGCTGAACGCCGTACTCAACGAGGGCAAGAACGTCGCCGGGGCCTACGCCGAGGCGATGGAGGAGCCGGGCAAGGTCCTGCGGTCCTTCAAGCGGGTCACCGACGATATCAAGCTGAGCGTCGGCCAGGGCCTCGTGCAGGCGTTCGGGCCGCTGATCCTCCAGACCTACGACCTGGCCAAGGGGCTGTCGGCGGCGGTCGCGCCCGGCGGGGTGCTCGCCCCCCTGTTCGATGCCATCGGCGAGGCCGTGACCCGGCTCGTCGCGCCGCTCGTGACCATCGTCGCCAAGTGGACCGACTGGATCGCCAACCTCAAGCCCGAGCAGGTCGAGAAGGTCGTCCAGATCATCCAGCGGTTCGGCCCGGCGCTGATCGCGGCGGCGGGCGGGCTGTCGCTCCTGGTCGCGCCGCAACTGCTCAGCGGGATTCCGGTGCTCGGCGGGGTGCTTACCAACCTGACCGGCCCGCTGACGATGGTCACGAGCGGGATCGGCAAGATGGCCGGTTCCGCCGTCGCCGCGATCCCCGGAATCTCCGGTATGAGCGGGGTCGCGGGGCTGCTGCCTGCCGCGATGAACCCGGTCGGGCTGGCGATCCTCGGGGTGGTCGCCGCCGTCGGTGCCATGCTCGTCGCCAGCTCAGATTTCCGCGAGGGCGTCATCGCAATGGGCAAGGCGCTATGGGAGGGGCTGAAGCCGGCCCTCACGGCGGTCTGGGATGCCCTAAAAATCCTCGGGTCCGCCGTCTGGGAAATCATCAAGGCGCTCGGTGATGCCCTCGGCCCGGCGCTAAAGAACCTTTCGCCCCTTTTGCGCCAGATCGCGGAGCTGTTCGGCGTCCAGCTATCCGGCTCGGTCGATGGGGCGGGCGGCGCCATGTCCGGCATCGTCCCGGTCATCACCGGGCTGATCCGGGTAATCGGGTTCCTCCTCGACATCACCACGAAGGTCCTCGTCCCGATCATCGAGATACCCCTCAAGCTGCTCACCCTCGGCGCGCAGGCGTCCAACGTGATCAACCCGCTGAAGGCGCTCGGCGCGGCGATCGAGTGGCTGACCGGCGTTGCCCAAAAGCTGTGGCACTGGATCACCGGCAACAGCCCCGGACTGATCCCGGCGCTGGGCGACCTCGGCGGCGCCGCGATGCAAGTGGCGGGGCTGCTCGCCGGGGCGGTCGCGGCCGGGTTCTCGAAGCTACAGGGCGTCGTGCAGTCAACCCACGGCGCGATGCTCGGCGCGGTGTCCGGCGCCTGGAGCGGGATGAAGTCGGCGGCCACCTCGGGCATCTCCCAGATGCAGAGCGCGGTGTCCTCCGGGTTCTCCTCAATGGTCAGCGCGGCCAGGTCGGCGGGCTCGGGCATGGTCGAGGGGCTGAAGTCCGGGCTGTCCGCGGCGCGCGG